TTAGATATTCTCAAATGAAGCACCTGTCGGTGTAATTACGAACTCCACATCAATAAATTCAAGAGAACGAGTTGGTTTGATATAAATCTTACCTCTTAATGTGTTAGCATCTATATCTTCAGGGTCATTGGACACTGATACACGGAACTCGTAAAGACCTCTTTCCTTCTTAATTGATTCCAAAATTGGGTTTACCAATCTCAAGAACTCATTTCTAACCTGTTCGTCATTTTGTTCAAATAATAATCTAATTGCTACCGCAGAAATTAATTTTCTAGCTCTTAGTAACAATCTTCTTACATTTATTCTATCAAGTGCAGATTCTTTAACTTGTAAGGTTTTGTTACCCCATATAATAGTACCCGTATCAGAGAATGTTGCGATTGGGTTTATTCTGTTTTTGTATAAATTATCTCTTTCATCAAGTGTTAATTTCTTATACGCTTTGATTGAGTTAACAATACCTCTTGAATAACCCGCTACTGCGAACCAAGGATATGATACATTATCTGTCAATGCAATGTTTCTTACAACCTCCGCAGTTGGTGGGATGTAAAGTTGTGTTGCATTATCTGTGTCTCTTACTTGAATCCAAGGCCAATATGTTGCTGAATAGTTAGAATCTAAACCTAAGTTATCAACCTCTGCAGAAATATCGTCCGCCGTTGTGATAAATTCAGGTCCCGGAGCGTTCATAATATATAATGAATCCGCTCTTTCGTTTTCTACCATATCGATTGCTTGATTAACTAATGAACTGTGGTTCAAAAAGTCGATACCCGGAGTTGCGAATACGTTAATATCAACAGCTTCAGGGTTAGCAAATGTTTCAATACCTTCTAAGTAAGCGTAATAATCAGAGTTGGCAACATCTGCATTAAATACACCACTATTATCTGTGTTGTTACTTGTGTATGTTGATTTACCAAAGATGTAACCATCACCGTAAGTTCTTACGTTTCTGTAGATATCCCAACCATCAAATCCACCACAAACTGCAAACGTGAATTTACGGTTTGCTAATGTGGTAAGTTTATTACCGGTACCTGATTGACCCTCTAAATCATAAGGGGTTGTTTTAAATTCAAAACCTGAATTGGTTGCTCCTGTTATTGTAGATGCGTTTGTTGATAAGTGAAAACCATGTGTTACACCGTCACCACCTAATCCTTTATTTTTAAGTAAATCTCTATCGAAACCAATCTTAGAAGAAAGACCTAAAGAAACTTTTCTTATTTTATCTCCAGCTTCTACATTTTCAGAACCATCAGCATCGTATGTAATAACATCACCAGCATCGTAGTAATCTGTTTTGTATAATAAATCACCTAATTGAGCTCCCGCTCCGAAATTTGAATTTGTTTTAAAACCCTTAAAACCTGCAGGAAATGCATCTGTAGGGTGACTACTATACATAGATAACATGATATACTTTGAACGTAACTCATATTCACCATCTGATGTACCTACCTTTCTTGCAACATAACCCGGTAAATCAGGATTCATAGAACATCTTGAATATTTCTCAAGTATAACTTGATTTTCGTCAGTATCGTTAAAATCACGAACCAAGATATCAAATTCTCCCGTCTCAATATTAATGTTTTGAATCATTAATTTTACTTGAAAGTTTGCCGCTTCTCCATCTGATATTGTAATAACATCAAATAAATCAGAAACTCTACCACCACGTACTTCAGAAACTACCGTTGGTGATAATGTAGTATCCCAAGATTTTATAAAATTATCACCATCACTTTCATAAACTTCAGTTAAACTTAATCCTCTAACCAATCCTCTTGCGAAAGATTCTTTTAAAAATTTAGGATAAACCTCATGTACATAAAGTGGGAAATCACCTCTGTTTTTATCAAAAACATCAATACCTAATACTTTAGTAATGTATTTTGTTGATGTCGTATTTAAAGAACATGTGTATGATTTAGCTCCTCCTGTAGAACCTGTAACATTAATTACAAACTCACCCATTGGATTTATTTCAATATTATCAACATCTTCTGTTACTGAAAAATAACCATTTGTTATTACTTCATGTAATAAAGTATTACCACTATAATAACCTCTTGGTCTTAACGCGGCAACTACTACATCATTATAATTAGCGTTTAAACTCGAATTAAATGTATATTTTGTTACATCAAATTTAGTTGTTCCACTATTGTAAATAAATTTATATGAATAAACTTCATTATTATTACTTGACACTAATGAATTATACCATTCTTTACCATTAACATTGTCAGCGTATTGTTTACCCGTTAAAGGTGAAACCAATTCAGTTCCTGTTGGTTCAGATTGTCCAGTTGGTAAAGCACCCATGATAAACCAATTGTTATGGTTTGCACTTGTAAATCCACTGAATGTTTTGAAAATATAGTCAGTGATTGAATCTCCGTCTATTGATGTTTTACCCGATAATTCAGAATAAAGTGTACTACCTGTTAAATTTGCTAAGGTGTTACCCGACATAGATAACCCTGTTGTCACTCCACTGTACGACCCTAATGTAATACCTCCGATTGTTTTAATTCCGAAAGTTTTTTCTGGTTTATATCCTGTCTTACCTAATACTCTTGTTACGAATAATTGGTTAGACTCTTGTAAGTAAGATTTAGCAACATAAGGAAGTTCATATTTTGGGTTTAAATTACCATCCTTTTCAGGAGAAGTACCACCAAAATATGTTTTAAATTCGTCGAAATCTGTAATCAAAATTGGTTCGAATGCTGGACCTTTTAATGTCTCACCCACTAAACCCAATGTTGTTACTCCGACGCTTTGTGCTACGAATGTTAGATCCTTCTCAGATGTGTAGACACCTGGAGAAACGAATACTCTGTTTGAATTTGCCATCGATTTTTGTTTGGTTAATTTTTTTTATTAGTTATCTAATAAATATCTTTGTTTTTACCAAAGATTTCCCTACTTTTTTAAAAAAGATATATTTATATCTTTTATTATCTTTTATTATCCTTCTATATGGAAAACAAACAGAAAAACGTAAAAATCAGTGATAAACACCACGAAATGTTAAAAATACATTGTGAAAAAAGTGGATTAAAAATCTATAAAGTCTTAGAAAAATTTATAGAGGACACCTGTAAACCTAAAAAGAAAGACATTTACGGTGAAAGTTAGTGTAAGTATGTAACACCAATTACTGAACCAATTACAGGTGCACCTAATAGTGTTACCACATTAGAACCTGTAATATCAAATCCCTCACCCTCCTCTTCTACAAGACCGTTGATGTCTAAGGTAACAATCGCGTCTATTGAATTTAACAAAGTAAACGATAAAGAACTACCATTGTATGTGTAATATTCTGTCGAAACTTGAATTGTCTTACCGTAAGTGTCAACAATGATATTATTTCTTCCTTTATAATAAGTTATGATAATAGTACTACCTTCTAATGGAGGAGAACTAAAAGTAATTTTTGATGTGGTAGAAACATGAAAATAATCAACATCTCTTTCCTGTAATAGACCGTTAACAGAAACATTAAATAAAATACCAATACTTTCACCAACACTAAATTGAGTTTGCATTCCATCACCAGTAAATGACATTACTGTAATATCAATAATTTTATTAACAAATTTCTTTTGGTAACCCTTCGGTTCAATGAATTCATTTAATAATATCATTCTACTAATGGCCGGTTTTACCTCAAATTCTTCTGAATCAATAAGGAAACCTAACATTGTAAATTTATAGTTTTGTAAATAAAATCTACGACCATCTATAAGTTCCATTGGTGTATTATCCTCAATACTATCCAATATTAATGGAACATAGTGACCCTTAACGGTGGTGTACGCTTGTCTAGATGAGAATTTTTGTAAAACGATTTTATTGAATTTATTTAAATCTCTAATTTTAGTACATACAATATTAATTTCATATGTGATATCAATAGCGACAGGTTGTGGCATTTTATAAACGTCCGCACCTAATTGATTACCATTCCAAGTTGGTACCGAGGCATAATAAAAGGTACTTCTATCAGGTATGGTTCTTTGTACAACGGGATTAGTTCCGGGTTGAACCTCCGGTCTTCTAACAACAGAAACAAAAGGTAATTTCATATTACCGTCGTCATCTGAGAATTCCCAATTATTTGAAAACTCTCCCCATCTTTGTATTGTCAATATTCTCGGTATAATAGGAATTGTATTACCGTCACTAACCACCTTAAAATTAGTTTTAACAAAGTCCAACATTCCCCCATCTAAATCCTCATGTAATATAGAATCAGGTAAGTATGAGTCTGATTTAGTTATCCTATCTAATAACTCTTGTCTTCTCTCAATTACCTGTTTACCTTGATAGGTTTCCCCACCTCCGTATACATCTATATTATTTTTTCTTTTAGGTACACCCATATTATACGCCTCTAAATTCGGATTCCTGTGCCGGTACACATGTTATGGTTCTATAATGAGGTTTGAAACCAAACATTTTATGTTTATTATCGGATGTTACTCTTCCATCATTTGACACTGTGTAATATCTTAATTTTTCTTCACTGTCTGAATATCCAATAAAATCACCATATCTAATATCAATTTTTAACTCTTCCAAGTGAGTAATATAAACGGATAATGTTAAATTACCCGGCTCGGCGTAACGATTTAACCCATTTTTATATGATGAGTTTTTGGGTTCATCTATTTTAACCAACGCGTTAAATTCAATTGGGGGTAGATATTTTACTTGGTCTTTTCCCACTTCAGCATAAATGTCGTCCGTTACCGTGTTTTGTCTATCAACACGATAAAGTACTAATTTCATATTTAAATCCCCGTGAAGATACTCTTGACCCATTTGTATATTGATGTCAAAATCATCCTGTGAGAAGAATTTACTAAGTCTTGTAATTGGGACCTTATTATTCATATCCTAATAAATAGTTTAATGTTACAATCTATTTAGTTATATTATATTATATTATGGAAACAAAAATTCCCGAAGTTGAGGCTCGTAACATTTTATCGACATATGAGGGTTCTAATAATCAATTATTGGAATGGAAAAGAAAGTTTGTTGAGGTTAAAAATTTTAAATTAACAAGACCTCAATCAGAGTATGTTTTTAAATTTAAAGACGTCACCCCAAAAGTTGCAAGAAAACACATCAATATAGTTAGTACATTTGGTGAGAAGATAATGGAAGAAAGATTACTTCCTATACCACCAACTAAAATTTGGTGTGAAAAATTATTATGTGAATCGGATAAAGCGTTCCACATATGGGGTAAGGTTTTAGAAAGTGACCAATTAAATGCAATGTGGTTACCTAAGTCGGCGATAGTACAAGAGGAAAAGAAATTAAATAGAGTTATCGATTATTCTCCATATAGTACAAGACCGCCAATGGAACACCAAAAAATTGCGGTTGAAAAATTATTAGCGAATGATAAATTTATATTGGCAGATGATATGGGTTTAGGTAAAACCACGTCCGCAATAATTGCATCATTGGAAAGTAAAGCAAGGAAGATACTTATAGTGTGTCCCGCATCTCTAAAAATAAATTGGCAGAGGGAAATAAAAAACTATTCGGACAGAAAAGTTTTAATTGTCGAAGGACGTAAATGGGGTTCTACTTTTGATTTCTACATTATTAATTATGATATTATTAAAAACTACCACACTACAGACAAGAGTGAAGATAGCGACGATTATAAATTATTGGTTAATGCCAATTTTGACTTGGCAATCGTAGATGAGGCTCACTACATTTCAAACGCAACCGCAAACAGAACTCGTCTATTAAATGATGTTCTTGAGACCATACCAAAAGTTTGGTTATTAACTGGTACACCGATGACATCAAGACCAATAAATTATTTCAATTTATTAAAGATTGTTGAGTCACCATTAGCATTAAATTGGCAAGCGTATGTTCGTAGATATTGTAAAGGTTATCAATTCAATGTTGGTAATCGTAAAGTTTGGAATACAAGTGGTGCAAGTAATTTAGATGAACTTCGTGAACGAACTAAAAATCTTGTT